ATGAACGAAACCCAGAAAGCTGAGTATGAGCAGGAAAAACAAAAAGCATACATTGCTGAACTGGAAGCCAAAATCAACCGTAGCGGACTAGAGCGAGAAGCTTCTAAAATGCTCTCTGAGGGCGGTATTGCAGTTGATGATAAAATCCTAGGGCTTGTTGTCAAAGACACCGCAGAGAGCACGCAGGAGGCTGTAGACAGCTTTGTAGCTTTGGTGAATGACTTAGCCGATAAGAAAGTCGGCGAAAAACTAAAAGGTAAGACACCGAAGAAGATGGAAGACACTTCAGCTGGTGAGATTACCAAGGAACAATTTAACAAAATGGGTTATCAAAGTAGAAACGAACTGCTCCAAAACAACCCAGAACTTTATCATAAATTGAAAGGATAATAGATAATGACACAAACTAAACTTGCACAGATGATTAACCCTGAAGTGATGGCTGACATGGTATCAGCTAAACTTGATAAAATGATTAAATTTACACCACTTGCTTACGTTGAGCGCATGCTTGTTGGGCAACCAGGGACTACTATCACAGTTCCTAAATGGGAATACTCTGGAGATGCTAAGGATATCGGAGAAGGCGTAGCAATTGAACCTGACCAATTAACAACTAAAAAGTCTACTATGACAATTAAAAAAGCTGGGAAAGGTATCGAACTTACTGACGAAGCGGTTCTTTCTGGTTACGGCGACCCAATCGGTCAAGCTACACACCAAATCGCATTGGCGATTGCTAACAAAGTAGATAATGATTTGATTGAAGAATCTGAGAAAGCGACTCAACATGTCGACGACGCCCCTACAACTGGCGATGCACTTGATAAAGCCTTGGCAGTATTCGCAGATGAAGAAGATGCACGTTACGTTGCTCTTATCAACCCAGAAGATGCTATCGCTTTGCGTAAAGATACCGCTAAAGAGTGGGTTCGTGGTTCAGAAATCGGTGCTAACATTGTTGTTTCTGGAACTTTTGGCGAAGCACATGGCGTTCAAATCGTACGTTCTAAGAAAATTGAAAAAGGGAAAGGTTTTCTTGTTAAAGTTTCAGCTGTTGACACAGACACAGACGATGTTGCTAAATACGGAGCATTCGTTATCAATCTTAAACGTGATGTAGCTATTGAAACAGACCGTGACATCCTCAAGAAAACTACTGTTATCACTGGTGATGAACACTACGGTGTATACTTGTACGATCCTTCAAAAGTCGTTAAATTCGGAGGTGCTTAATGGGAATGATGTTACGACGACACCATCCTAAAAAGCCTGCTGAAACTGAAGCTATCAATTATAGCGACTTAACGATTAAAGACTTAAAAGATATTGCTAAAGAGTGCAATATCGAAGGTTATTCAACGTTAAACAAAGAGGAACTTATCGCAGTGTTGGAGGGATAACATGGCTAATATCACTCAAGCAAAGATATTGCTAGGGATTGAGGATAATCTTCAAGATAAGTTACTGACAACCATAGCAATGTTAACCACTGCTAATTTTTTAGCCTACGCAGGCGTGGATGATGTCCCAGAAGGCCTTGAGTATATCATTACCGAGGTCATTATTAAACGATTTAATAGGATAGGTGCTGAAGGGATGAGTAATCATTCCCTGGAAGGCACGTCTATGAGATTTAACTCTGATGATTTCAAAGAATACGATAGTGTGATTAAGCGGGTTTGCTCAAAAACTTTTAATGCGGGGTTTAAGATGCTATGAGATATAACGATAGAGTGGAGATTATCACTAAGAAACAAGAAGAGTATGATCCAGAGATAGGCGAATATACTTTCAGTGAAGATAAAGGGTGTTCGAAAGTGCTTTATTTCCAAAATGCTCCTAAAATCGCATTCACTTATCTCAATTATCGAAAAGAACGCTATAAATGCAGGGCAGATAAGCAGTCTGGCAGGGTTTTCTACTTAGAGAAGGACAACTCTATTGGGTAATATACGATTTGAATTAAAAGGCCTTGATAAACTTCAAGCTAAGTTACAGAGAGTAGCTAAAATGGAAGAAGTGGAGCGTATTGTTGAGAAAAATGGCGAAGCCATGCAAAAGAAAGCAGTTAACAACGCTTCCAAGTTTAGAGGTCACTATGAAGGCAGAGGCCAAAATAGGCGATTTGTCAAACCTACAGGAGCGACTAAACGCTCTATCTCTGTAAACAGTAGCAAGATAGAGAAATTTAAGTATCGAGTAGCGCCTGGGACTGATTACGCTGCTTACGTTGAATTAGGGACTCGCAAAATGAGCGCACAGCCGTTTATCAAGCCAGCTTTCGATGATCAGAAAAAACTCTTTAAGAGAGATTTGGAAAGGGTGGTTAAATGAAATCAAGAGAACAAGCAGTTTTTGACAGCGTATTTAAACGTTGTATTTTTTTGGGTTATAAAACATACGATTACAAACCAGATGACAACGTTCCTTATCCGTTCGTTGAGTTGGAAGATACTACTTCTATACTTGTCCCGAACAAGACGGATGTCAAAGGTACAGTCGAGTTGGTCTTGTCGGTGTGGAGTACCCGTAAAAAACGTAAACAAGTATCAGATATGTGTTCGAGTATCTTAGCTGAAGCGATGAAGATTAGCGAGGCAGATGGTTATCATCTAGCTTTGAATATCTCGCAGTCTACAATATCGCTTTTTGACGACAACACGACAGTCGAACCACTGAAACGTGGTCGTGTTCGTTTAGTATTTACAATTTTATAAAAGAAAGAGGATAAAAAATGCCAATTGCAAAAAAAGGGATTGACAGTATTCTATTGTTCCGCTTGCTAAGTGAAGCAAGCAAAGCAGACGGTGCTAAATTAGCATTCCAGACTGAACATTCATCTGAAAAGAGCCGTGACGCTAACTCAGTCAAGACAAAAGACGGTGTTCTTCAATCGGTCGGTGGGATTGAGGTTTCTATCACTGCTACGACGATCATGGCTAAAGATGATGAGTTGGTTGAAAAACTTGAAAAAGCTATGGACAAGGGTGAACTTATCGAAGTTTGGGAAATTGAAAAGAACGCCAAAAAACAAGGTGACAAATACGAATCAGTGTACTATCAAGGTTACTTGACATCATTCAAGAAAACTAAGAATGCTGAAGATTTGATTGAGTTGGAACTTGAAATCGCAGTAAATGGTACTGGTGTCAAGGGATATGCTACTCTTAATGCTAGTCAAGCTGAAGTAGTTCAGTATGAATTCGCTGATACGACTAAAACAACATCTAGTTCAGCAAGTCCTGTAACTTCAGTTCCTGGAGTACCTGGTATCGGAGGGTAGAAATTAAGAGAGGTTCATGCCTCTCTTTTTTATTGTATTTTTTAGAAAAAAGGAGAAACAACAATGCAATTAGTAATCAATGGCAAAACTCATAACGTGAAATTCGGTGTTAAATTCGTTCGTTCGCTTGATAAAGCTTATCCAATCGAGCAACAAGGCTTGAAATTTGGCATGGCTCTATCTGCTAAAATTCCTGAGTTGTACGCTAAGAATATCGCTTCATTGGCTGATGTTATTTATCACGGAACAGTTACAGAAAGTCCACGACCTTCATTGGTTGATGTTGAAACATTTGTTGAAGAGCATGAAGACCTAGAAAAATTGTTTGATGATGTACTTCAAGAATTGAGTGAGTCAAACGCGGGTAAGTCTTTGATGTCGGAGATGAAGCAAGGCCTCAAGAAATAGTTGAGAAATCATCTCTTGAAACGTTTGAGGAAATCATTATAAATTGTGTCCGATTTCTGAATATCACAGACATGAACGAGATTGGTCGTATGACAATGTATGAGTACGACTTGTTAATGACTGGGGTGTTGTTGAGGAAGCAAGATGAAGATGAACTCTTACATCGGTCTGCTTGGTTATCTAGACAGGTAGAAGCTACTAAATCGGACGGTAAAACTCCTTTGTATAGAAAATACAGTGATTTTTACAGGAAGAAAAATACTGCGAAACATAAGTATCAACTCTCGGACAAAGAGAAACAGCTCTTACTGAGAGCGAATGTGTAACGAAAGGAGGTATATAATGGCAGAAACTTATTCAGTCGAAGCGGTACTAACTGCGGTTGACAAAGGAATGAGTTCTACTTTGAACGGATTACAAAGAGCAATCAACGGACTTCAAAAAACATCATCTTCATTTGATGCGATTTCACAAAAGAGTGGCTCTATGTTCAAATCTATGCTGGGCGCTAACTTGGTCAGTTCAGCGATTGGTTCAGCAGTTGGTAGCATTAAAGGCTCTTTGGGCGAAATGGTCGGTGAGTTGAACAGTTCCAAGAAAGCATGGGACACGTTCGATGGAAACCTTAGTAAGTTAGGTTGGGGGAAAGACCAAATCAACCAAGCTAAAGAGGCCATGCAGGACTACGCTACCAAGACTATCTATTCAGCTTCAGAAATGGCTGGCACGTTCTCACAGATGGCTGCAATCGGTCGTGAGGATAGTGGACAACTAGTTGAGGCTATGGGTGGTCTTGCTGCATCCGCTGAAAATCCTAAGCAAGCGATGAAATCCTTGTCTCAACAAATGGTGCAGGCTCTAGCT